GACGAACAGGCGGCCATCCAGGACGAGCAGATACGCTCGTGGGTGACGAGCTTCATCGGCGAGCTTGAGATCGAGGCGACCCACCGGGTCGCGAAGAAGGTCACGGTCGAGCGCGGCTGGATCGAAGACCTCCGGCAGTATTACGCCAAGTACGATCCGTTTGAAGAAAAGCAGATGTCCGACGAGGGCAAGAGCACGGTCTTCGTCTCGAAGACGCGCGCCAAGACGGACGCCTGCGAGGCCCGCATCTCGGACATGCTGTTCCCGACCGACGAGAAGAACTACAGCATCAACCGGACGGAGGTCCCGCAGCTTACCGAGGAAGGCAAGCGCGCGGCCAAGGCCGTCGAGGATCTGGCCCAGCAGGCGACAGAAGCCCAGCAGCAGGCCAACACAGCCGCCGCATCAGGAGACCCGAGTGCGGGCGCGATGATGGAGCAGGGCCACGCCCTCGCCCAGCAGGGGCAGGCCGAGGCCGACAAGGTCAAGCAGGTAGCCGCCGAGGTCGCGGAGGCGGACAAGCGGGCCGTCGCCATGGGCAAGGAGATCGAGGACCAGCTTACCGAGTGCCGCTACCCCATCGAAATGCGGGACGTGATCCGCGACGGCTGCCGTGTCGGCACGGGCATCAGCAAGGGGCCGATAGGGTCGAGCCAGCGCGCGCGCCGGGCATGGAAGAAGACCAGCGAGACCGACGTCAGCGGCGCCGCCATCTACGAGCTTCAGTTCACGGCCGACCCTCGGCCGGCGTTCAAGCGCGTCGACCCGTGGAGCCTGTTCCCGGACCCGGACGCCCGCCGGCCGCGCGACTCCGAGGACTGGTATGAGCGCCACCTTCTGAAGTCCAAGGGCCTCCGCGCGCTGGCCCGCCAGCCGGGCTACGACAAGGACGGCATCCGCGGTCTCCTGGTCGACGGGCCTGCCGGCGAAGCGCCGATGTACCTCCAGCAGATCCGCACGATCACCAACGAGAGCCCGGCCATCAGCGGCAAGGTCTTCGTCGTCTGGGAATATCGCGGGACCTTGGACCTGGACGCCATGCGCCGCCTGTGCAAGGCGACCGCGCATATCTCGAAGGAGAACGCGGAGCTTGGGTCCCTCTACGAGGGCGACGATGTCGACCCGCTCAACGAGATCAACGTCGTCATCGTCTTCAGCCAGGGCAAGGTTCTGAAGTTCGGCATTCACCACCTGGACAGCCAGGACCCGATCTACAGCTTCTTCAACCTCGAAGAAGACGACGCCTCGGTCTGGGGCTTCGGCGTGCCGAGGATGATGCGGGACAGCCAAGCGGCCATCAATGGCGCGTGGCGCATGGTCATGGACAACGGCGGGCGGTCAGTCAGCCCCCAGGTCGTCGTCTGCCGCTCGAAGGTCGAGCCCGAAGACGGCGATTGGACGATCCGCGGCACCGGGCCGAAGGTCTGGATCACCAAGGCCGGCGTGCTGCCGACCGAAAAGGTGTTCGAGATCCACGAGTTTCGGTCGCACCTATCCGACCTCCTGCCGGTCATCGAGCAGGCGAGCAAGTTCATCGACGAGGAGACGAACGTCAGCGTGCTCGCGCAGGGCGAGCAGGGCGCGCACACGACGCAGACCTCCGGCGGAATGGCGCTCTTGATGAACGCGGTCAACGTCGTGTTCCGGCGCTTCATCCGCAACTTCGACGACAACATCACCATCCCGAACCTGACGCGCGCCTACGACTGGAACATGCAGTTCAACCCGAAGGACGAGATCAAAGGCGACTTCGAGGTCAAGGCCCGCGGGTCGACCGTCCTCCTGGTGCGCGAGATCCAGACGCAGAACCTCGCGAACCTCGTCAGCATGGGCGGGAATCCGATGGTGGCCGGGCTCCTCAAGCAGGCGCCGCTCGTCCGCAAGCTCGTCCAGTCGATGATGATCGAGGCCGACGAGATCGTGAAGACCGACGAGCAGATCCAGAAGGAGGCCGAGGCCCAGGCCGCCGCCGGCCCGCAGGTCCCGCCGATGGAAGAAACCAAGCGGATGATTGCCGCCCAGGCCAACGACCGCGCGCTCAAGGTCGCGTACATCGCCCAGGAAACGGCGATGATGGGCTACGCGGCCCAGCACAACATGACGCTCTCCCAGGCCCAGGCCGAGCTTGAGCGCGTCCGCGAGCAAATCCAGTCCAAAGAACGGATGATGGCCGGCGAGATCGGCGCCGAGACGCTGGCGAGCGAGCGGGCCGCCGCGCGGGGCGTCGAGGCCAAGGGCAGCGGAGGCTTCGTCAGCGCATGAGCGAGCGTCAGGACAAGCCGAAGGTCGACGAGAACAGCCCCACATGGGCGGCCGTGCGGGCGTTCCTGGTCAAGGAGCGCGAGGACGCGCGGGCCATCATCGACAGCTTGAACGTATCCGAGCGCGAGGCCGACGCCCAACGGGGCGCCCTCGCCATCATTCAGAGACTTGAGGTGCTTCCTGTGGTCCCGCCGCGGATCACGGTCGCCTCGAAGCTTCGTCGTTAACCGGACGCCCTCGGGCCTCCAAGCAGGAGTCGAAAATGGCTGACGCTGATCTGGAAGTTAAGGAAGGACTGACCGCCCCCGTAGGCGAGGCCGAAGGCGCGGACGCGCCCGCGGCCGAGTTGACCGGCGACGAGAAGGCCGAACAAGACCTCTGGAACGAAGTCCAGGCCGAGCGTGATAGCGCCAAGGAGGCCGAGCCGGCCCCCGAGGGCAGCGCCGTCGTGGACGAGCCGAAGCCTGTCGCGAAGACCGAGGCCGACCCGAAGCCCGATCCCAAGGGGCCGAAGGCCGACCCGCTGGATTTTCTGAAGCCCGAGGAGAAAGCGCAGTTTGCCGCCCTCGCCGCCATGGCGACGACGACCGAGCAGATCGCGGCCCTCGACAAGGTCAAGCATGAGCTAGCATCGCAACGCGGTCGCGTGAGCGCGCTGACGAAGAAGGCCAACACGCCCCCGGAACGGGTCGTGGTGCCGGTCGTCCGCGAGAGCAAGCCGATTGCGGAAAGACTCGCCGCAGATCCCAAGTGGTCGAAGTTCAAGACCGAGTTCGGTGATGTCGCTGAAGCCGTCGAGACCGCGCTAGGCGTGGTCGTCGCTCCGGCCGAGGCCGACCTCCAACGGATGTCGGAGAAGGAACGAGACGCCCACTTCGAGCGGCAAGAGGCCAGGGTCCTGGAAGCCCATCCTGATTTCGACGCGGTCGTCGCCTCGAAGGAATGGAAGCCATGGGTCGACCGCATGAAGATCAGCCTGCCGTCGGTACACGAGGCGATCATGCGTCAGGCGAACGGCATCTCGCACGCTCCCGAGGCGATCCATTTCGTCGATCAGTTCAAGCGCGACCACGGCATCGTCACAGATCCCACGCCGACCCCGACCCCGGAGCCGGCGCCCACCACCAAGGCCAGCACTCGCCGCCGAGTCCAAGCTGCGTCTTCGGTCGTCCCCATTGGCGTGAAGACCGGCCCGGTGACGGGCGAGCTTCCTGCCAACGGACTGTCCGAAGACGCCTATTGGGAAGCCGAGACCAAGCGACGCGAGGCGCTACGGGCCGGAGCAAGAAGGTAGACCCTACCAATGCCTGAAATTAACCGTTCAAGCGATGCGGCGATCAGCCAGCGGACGACCGTCTGGGCCGCGCAGGAGATGTTGGAGTACGCGGGCGCCGTCCAGGTGCTCGACAAGTTCGGCGACGTGAAGCCGCTGCCGCCGAACAAGGGACTGGTCGTCAAGTTCCGCCGTCCGCGGACCTTCACGGCCGTCACCGCGCCGCTGGTCGAGGGCGTGACCCCCGGCTCGACGGCCTTCGGCTATGACGACGTGTCGGTGACGCTGCGCCAGTACGGGCAGGTCGTCGAGATCACGGATGTCATCAAGGACACGCACGAGGACGCGGTCCTTCAGGACGCCACCCAGCAGGCCGGCGACAACATCGGTCGCACGACCGAGGCCCTGACCTGGGGCATCCTGCGCGCCGGCACCAACGTCTACTACACCAACGGCACGGCCCGGAATGCAGTCAACACGCCGGTCTCAACCAACGTGCTGCGCGGCGCCGTCCGCTTCCTCAAGGCGCAGAAGGGCAAGCCGATCACTCGGATGCTCGCGCCGTCCAACAACTACGCCACGCGCGCGGTCGAGGGCGGCTATATCGCTATCGGCCACACCGACCTCGAAAACGATATTCGGAACCTGCCGGGATTCCTGCCGGTCGCCGAGTACGGGTCGCGCCAGCCGATTCACGAGATGGAACTCGGCACGGTCGAGAACATCCGGTTCATTCTCTCGCCGGACCTCGACAGCATCGCGGACGCGGGCGGCGCGCTTGCCGGCGCCTCCGGCGACACCGTGTCGACCAGCGGCACGAGCGCCGACATCTACCCGCTCCTCGTCATCGCCAGCAAGGCGTATGGCATGGTCCCGCTCAAGGGCAAGGGCAGCGTGACGCCCTTCATCTACCCGCCCGGCAAGCCGACCCCGACCGATCCCCTCGGTCAGCGCGGGTTCGTGTCCTGGAAGATTTATTTCGGGGCGCTGATCCTCAATCAGGCGTGGATGGTTCGCATCGAGTGTGCGGCCCTCGACATCGTCTGATCGACTGACCTGACCTAAACCATCTGCGGTGTGGGCGCTCGTCGCCCCACCCTTTCGAGGACTGAGAACATGGACAGCGAAACCTTCATCCTCCGGGGCACCGGCTCGGCGATCAACGTGTCGCTCGGCTACATCCCGGACGTGGTCATCATCAACAACATGACGGACGGCGATAAGATCACCATCGCCTATCCGCGCATGAGCATCGTCGCCTTCACGTCCGGCGGCACGCTCGCCATCGTCGCCGGTATGCGGATGCAGACGACCAGCGGCGCGAAGTTCACCATCCTGGACGTGGTCGTGGACACCGGCAGCTTTGCCGGCGGCGACGCGGCGGGCTGGTTCGTCATCGACATGGAGACCAAGACCGGCACCATCGGGTCGGAGGCGGCTTACTGCATCAACGACGACACGTCGGGCGTGGACGACGCGACCGTCGCGGTGCAGGCCAACCTTCAGGTCTCCATCGACACCGAGGCCGGGAGCGAGACCGGCAA